TTGCTGAGTACGTTGGTAAACTTCCTCCTGACACTTTGGCTGAAATATGTTATAAGTGGGGTAATATGTATAATGCGTTCATTGTCATAGATATTACTGGTGGTATGGGAGTTACAACATCTTTACGATTGAGAGAATTAGGTTATAGAAATATGTATGTTGACGGTATTGATGTGTCAAACAAATGGAAATTTGACCCAAAGGCTACAGAAAAAATACCTGGTATTAACTTTAACGCTAAAAGAGTTCAAATTATTGCGACTTTTGAAGAGTATTTAAGACATGGATTTAGAATAAACTCAACTCGTTTATTAAATGAAATGAATACATTTATTTATGTAAATGGAAGACCTGACCATCAAAAGGGGCAACACGATGACTTGATAATGTCAGTCGCCATGGCTCTTTATGTTGGTGAGACATCGTTTACATCCCTTAATAAGGTAACAAATCAAACAAAGGCGATGATTGATTCATGGACTGTTAACACAAATGAATTCAATAGAAGACAATTCACGGACCCAGTAATTCCACAACAACAAGAAAACATTAAACGAGAAGCCACAAAAAGTGATTATGAAAACTATTTATGGTTATTCGGTGGTAAACGATAAAAACTATGGGATTATCTAAAAGACAAAGAACAGGAACATATAACGCCTCTGGGTCAAGAATGATTGTACCTGGATTGGGAGGATTGAGTTCTAAAATACAAAATGGTGATAAAATTTCTATTCAGTCAAATAACACAATTATTTTTGAGCCATCTCCGACACCTTCATCAACACTCCCACCGACATCTACACCGACACCAACACCATCTATTACACCAACTAATACTCAAACCCCAACTAATACTATAACACCAACACAAACCCAAACTCCGACTCAAACTCAAACACCAACACCTTCAATTACTTCAACTCAAACCATAACTCCAACACCTTCAATAACTCCAACAATTACCCCTACCAAAACTACAACACCTACACCTACACCAACAACACCAGTAACACCTTTAGCGGGTAGTTTATTATTCAATGGTACTAATCAAACGTTAGGTTTAAGTCCCGGAGTAACGTTTGGAGCGGGAACATTCACATTGGAAGGATGGTTCTATAACACTTCAGATTTTACAAACAGAGGTATAATAGGTTCCCCTGTTACTAGTCCTACAGGATGTATGAATTTATATTTTGCAAATAATACAACAATTACTTCTGACAGAAACGGTGGAGGTGGTTCATTTAGTTATACAATGGCATCCTCAATTAGTTTAAACGCTTGGCATTATTTGATATACAATCGTAATGCGGATGGAACTACCGCAGTTTACATTGATGGTGTTAGATGTATTGCTACATCAACAGATTCTCTGAATTATAATACTGCAACTGATACTGTTGGTAGATATTATGGTGGATATTGGCCAGGTTACTGGACTAATATGAGAATGACTATTGGTACCGCAGTTTATAACTCATCTTTAACTACACAATCAAATCCTACAGGACCTTTAGAAGTACAAGCAAATACTAAATATTTAATGTTAGGTGCGGTAGTTACAACAGATAGTTCAGGAGTACAAACTGTGACAAATAACAATGGTGTAACACAAACAAGTTTAGTTAAACCATTCTAATATCACCAATTACATGTCTATCATGTTTTGATTAAACTTTAATTTAATTTAAAAGTATTTATATTTTAGTATGAGTGAAAATAAACTAACGGTATGGCAACGGTTATCCCAAACATTTGGACCCAATTCTCTTTTGGGTCAGGATTATCCTACGTACAAATATGATAAAAGTGAGTTATTAAAAACAACATCTAAGTCTGAATATGATAGAGAAAAACTTCAGGCACAACAAACATATTATTTAGCAAACCAATGGGGTAGAATTGAAAATAATCTATATACACAGGCGGTTTTTTATGAACCAACGAGATTATCATCATTCTATGACTACGAGTCAATGGAATTTACACCTGAAATTGGAGCGGCTTTAGACATTTACTCAGAAGAATCAACAACTATCGACCAAAATGGTTATATGTTACAAATTTATTCTGAGTCTTCGAGAATAAAATCAATTTTAGGTGATTTGTTTAATAATGCTTTAGATTTAAACACTAACTTACCTATGTGGATTAGAAATACATGTAAGTATGGTGATAATTTTGTATATCTTAAATTAGACCCTGAAAAAGGTATTGTAGGATGTATGCAATTACCAATCATCGAGATTGAACGATTGGAAGCTGGTATGGGTGCTCACTCAACAGATTCAACAACAAATCCTGAAAAGAAACATTTGAAATTCAAATGGAAACAAAAGGATTTAGAGTTTAATACTTGGGAAATCGCTCACTTTAGATTACTTGGTGATGATAGAAGACTTCCTTATGGTACTTCTATGTTAGAAAAAGCTCGTCGTATTTGGAAACAATTATTGTTATCTGAAGACGCTATGTTAATTTACAGAACATCAAGAGCACCTGAAAGACGTGTATTTAAAGTATTTGTTGGTAACATGGATGATGCGGATGTTGAACCATATATCCAAAGATTTGCTAATAAGTTTAAGAGAAGTCAAACGGTTGACCATAAGACAGGTAATGTGGATATGAGATTTAATCAGATGGCGGTTGACCAAGATTATTTCGTTCCTGTTAGAGATACTACACAAACAATGCCGATTGAGACATTACCGGGAGCTGCGAACTTATCAGAGATTGCCGATATTGAGTATATCCAAAAGAAATTGTTAACGGCTCTTCGTGTTCCTAAAGCATTTTTAGGTTTTGAAGAAACTGTTGGTGATGGTAAGAATTTATCATTACAAGATATTCGTTTCGCTCGTACCATCAATCGTATTCAAAAGAATATGATTTCTGAATTAAATAAAATTGCGATAATACATTTATTCATATTAGGGTTTGAGGATGAAATATCAAACTTTACATTAAGTTTAACAAATCCTTCAACACAAGCGGATTTATTGAAAATTGATGTATGGAAAGAAAAAATACTATTATTTAAAGATATGGTTTCCGACCCAGGAAGTGGTATTGCGGCAGTTTCACAATCATGGGCTAAGAAACATATTCTTGGTTTTTCAGATGAAGAAATTAAACTTGATTTACAACAACAACGTATTGAAAGGGCTGTTGGTGAAGAACTTAAGAAAACTGCTGAGGTGATTACTCACACAGGTATATTTGATAATTTAGATAAGTTGTATGGTAAAAAAGAAGGTGAACCAGCTGGAACACCTACTGAAGGTGGAGGGGCTCCACCATCTGATTTTGGAGGAGGTGAAAGTGCTCCACCTGAATCACCAGCTCCACCTGAATCACCAGCTCCAGCGGCTCCTACAGTACCTGAAGGTTTAGATGGTCGTAATTCTGAACTTAATATAATATTAGAAAATACAGGAATGTTAAATGAAGATGAATTAATTGATTTAAGTCGTGTTCAAGAATCTTTAGGTGAAATGGGTGACCAATTAGATAAACTACTTAAAGGCTGATATTTATATAAAAAAATGTAAACATGAGATTCGGATTAATAAAAACATTAGTAGAAAATAAATTAATTGATTCCTTTGTTAAAGGAACTCTTAAAACTGATATGAGACTTTTTGAAAGAAAATTACTTAAAAATAGTGATTTTTGTAAGTTAATGTCGATATATGATAATTTAAAAGAAAATAAAGAATTAGATAAAGAAACCGCAACTTATTTGGTTGACGATTTATCTAATGAATTTAGACAAATCAAATTATCTGAGAATACAGTAAGTTTTATTAAAAGTTGGACTAAAGATGTTGTTCTTGAAAACAAATATAAAACAATTGATGAGTTATTTTACGGTGACTTATTAAAACCTGAAAAGAAATCAATTGCTAAAAAATCAATTGTTGAGTCTTTAGGTAAAAAACCAATAATTAAAGAAAGTAAAACTCAAAATGTTCCAATTAGTTCAATGTTAAAAGTTGCTAATAAGACTGCTGAAAAATATTTAGAAAACTTAACTGAATCTGAAAGAAATTCTGTCAAACAAATTTTAACATCAGGTGATGAAAATTTAAAAACAAAATTTACTGAATTAAAAGAAAGTGCTATCAAAAAAATTGATACTCTTATTTCAGAATCTGATGAAGAATTAACTAAAGTTTTAATGGAAACAAAAGAAAGACTTACAAATGTAAAACATTCTAAAAAAGAATATATTAAATTAATGAATTTAACTCAAAATTTATAATTCATTATTTTTTGAATTTTTATAAATAGCATTATTTAAAATCTGACGTTTCATGTCAGATTTTTTTTTATACTCTTTCCTGTCTTGTAATTCTTTTATCATTTTAGTTTTTAAAACTTTTGATTTGAATTTTTTAAGGGATTTTTCAATATTCCCTTTATCAACTGTGATAATTAACATTTTTTTGACAACTATACTTTTGTGTGTTATTATTAATGTATAAATAAACGAAGATATGAAAAGGTTGTAAATGAAAAAAGGAAAAAGTTGCTCTATCAAAGGGTATAAAAAAATAAAATGTTCTTATGGTACAGTAGATTCTAAAAATTTTAAATCAATATACTTAAACATTCAATCTTGGGTTGAACCCAAATCTATTGAGGACTCTTGGATAAGACTTGTGTCTTACTTTAATAAACAAATAAAAAATACAATTACAGATTCAGTTAATGGTGATTTATTTAGTGAT